CATCTGACGGCGCTGCTCCCGGGTGGCCAGGTACGTGGTCGTGTCGTCGAACGGGATCACCCCGCCGTCCTGCACGGGCGCCTGCGCATACGCCTGCCCGCGCACGGTGAGTTGAAGTGTGCCCGCGCTCAGGAAGTCCGGCTCCACCTTAGTGAGCCGCACCTGGTTGGTGGCGCCTTGCGGTACGTCCTGCGTTGGTCCGCCCGTGGCGAGTTGGAAGTTGCTGGTCTCGAAGTAAGACGGGATGGCGGTGAAGGAAGCCCCCTTCACCCGGTCATACCCCACCTCGTGCTGCCACAACGTGTCTAGCTCTTGGCTCTGCGGCACCGCCGTGACCGTGCCCGTAGCGCCGCTTGCGCCCGTGATAGTCTCACCGTTCGCGAACGTACCGCTGGCGTCCGTCAAGTTCAGCTGCCCGCCCAAGATGCGCACAATGCGCCCAGTCGCTCCGCTAGTGCCGCCCGTGACTACCTCGTTCGTATTGAACGTACCCGTCACCGCCGTGTAGGTGAGGAGCACAGTGGCGGTGGGCTCCCCGCCCGCCATCACCGGGTACCGGAACACGTCCGCCGGTCGGCCCGCGGTACGCGCAAGCGCGCTGTCATACCAGGTGTTCTCCCGCACGTTGAAGATCAATACGTGATCGCACTCAGTAGCCGTGCCGGTGGGGAAGAACCACCAAATTTCACCGAATCGCGGCACCTTGATACACCAGATCTTCTGGGCCTGGGTGTAGTTCAAGTTGTCGAAGAAGAAGTTTTGGCTCAACGCGCACGGCAGTTCTTGTATCACGCCGGTATAGGCGTAGAACCTGTCCAGCCCAGGCCAATAGTAGATGTTGTCGTACTCGATGACGCCCGATTTGCTCGCGATGCTGATGCTACCCAAGGGATCGTACGCCCACAGCGCCGTACCGCCCACGTAACTCACTCGGATGAGCACGTCCAAACCCCAAAACAACCCCGCGGGAGACTGACCCCCGCCGCGCACGGGGAGCCCTTTCACAATCTTGCACCCGGCGACGTTGGCTGTGTTAGCGTTCGTGCCAGACCATCCGCTGGCGCCCGTGATGTTGTTTGCGTTGCTGTTCTTGATCAGGCCGTTGTTGCCGTATACGAACAAGAACGGCTGCAGCACGCAGCACCCACCGCTCACACTGATCGGGTTCGTACCGTCGTCTAACGCCGTGAACGCAGTGGCGTCCGCAATGCCGCCGCTGTACACACCGCCGTTGCTCTCATTAGCGATGTTGTCCAGGTCCGGCGCGCTGGCGGCAATCAGTACGGGGAGCCCTCCGCCCCCGCTGTTGAACATGGCGTCGCTCTGCCAGTTGTAGTTCGCGTTGTAGGCGAGCCCCGCGGGGGTACGGTCAATCACGCCCGCACCCGCGCCATTGAAGTCGAACGTGAGCTGCTGAATACCCCACGGGCTGAACGTGTGCGCGGTGTTCGCCACTGAGCGGGCATCCACGTACACATTGCGGATGGGGCCAGTGAGGAAGTCGCTCATGCTGCGGAAGCCGCCCATCTTCTTGGGGCGTCCGCGCTGGAACCTCACCCACTGGCCGTCCGTGTAATATTCGTTGTCCAGCGGAGTGCCGTCCCGCTTGATGCCGGGCTTACTCGTCAGTACAAAGACGTTGGTGACCAGCTGCTCGCTCATGTGGGTACAATCGTGCGGTCAACCTTGCGGCCGGAGTCTTCCTTACCGAACGCCTGCAAGGAGTCGTTGTAAAAGCCAGCCCACAGTTGCGTCTTTGCGTCGTTCTTCAAGTAGGTCTGCGCCTCCAGCATCGCGGCGTAGAACAACAGCTGGGGTGCGTTCATCGTGAGCCAGTTGACCTCGTTGGTCGTATCTAGGGCCTGAATCTTAGCGTGGTAGATGAGCTCGAAGGCGTACGCGATATCCGGCGTGGGGACGAGCAGGAAATTCTCGAAGTTGTACTCCGCGTAGTACCGCGGTTCGCCCTTCTGCGTAGAGTCCGGCCAATACTGCCGTGCGTACTCGTAGGTGCGCGGGAAGACGTTGAACCGCGTACCGTCCGCGCGGGTCAGCTGAAAGCTGACCGTGTCGCGCCAGCCGGTGGGCTTAGCCATGTTGGGCTGCCCGACGGCCAGGGTGTTCGTCACCACCTGCTGCACGCCTTCCACCTTCAGGTCCGTGGCCACGCGGTTCTCCGCGTACATGACCAGGCGAGGGATCTGAGCCTGGAACGCGGTGTCGTTGTCCCGCTCACAGTACGTGATCAGATCCGTCACCAGGGAGTCATACGTCAGTACGGCGGCCACAGCGCATTACTCCTTGTTGTCGTAGCGGGGTGGGCGGGGTTTGGCATCGAACGGGGTGTGGTCCGTGCTGCTCATGAAGGGACGGGGCTTACCCTTCACCCAGCCGAGCTTGAGCAGGAGGGGCTTCCAGAACCGCTTCCACCACCAGTCCGTGATCAGCAGCAACGTGTACACGCTCGCGAACACGGCGGAAATCTGCGCCGCGTGCTCGAGCAGCCAACCCCCGCCCAGCGCCAGCTTGTCCGTGAAGTTGGCGGTCCCCACCGTACCCCAGGCGGTGAAGAACTTCAGCCATGGGTGGTTGATTTCTGTGTTGTCGTTCATGCCGCTTACAGGATCAAGTAAGTTGCCGAGAAATGATGCTCAAGGTTACCAGTAGAGTTGCTGTTAAAGAATTGATACAACAATCTGGGCGTTGAATTGTCAGCGAGTATCATCACAGAAATCCCGCCTGAAGAAATGACAGCACCCCCGGAGCCCCCTGCGTTAGTAAGGGCAGTGAACGTAGACGCTATGGGCAACGAGATGCCCAGACTAGTACTCGTGTTAGCTGTGGTGGTCTGAATGTCTACCCGACCGGACACGGTCACCACGTTACCCACGCGTATCCACTGGCACTGATACGCCGTAGAGGCTGTGACGTTCAAAAGATTGTTCAGCGTCGGCGTATACGTCCCAGATGCGATGTACTGATTTGTGGTGCCGGTGACGGAGCCGCCATTGTTGTGGAGGGCAGATCCATACAGGCGACCATCGTCAGTCAACGTTAAGCGTGTAGTGCCGCCGTTATTGGACCATATAGCATCTGGAGCGGCTGCAGCAGAAGCACCGAAGTAATAAACTCCGTTACCTACACCCTGACTGACGGCGACAGAAAACTTTTGATTATCTACAAACGCAGATCTAGTGTCCGCAGAACCATCACCTACTTGAAGCCTGAAAGCAGAGGCTATGTTTGTCGTAGAACCTACGAGAAGGTTGCCTCCTGAAGTAATCGTAGCCCTAGAAGCGTTATTTGTTCCAAACTCAAGCGCTTGATTTATCTCCACCCACAGACGCGCAGTAGCGGCAGCGCTGATCTGTAGATATCCGCTACGAGTTGTATTCGCGCCATTGTAGTAAGCGAGAAATCCTGAGTCGTGCCTAATCCTTACTTCTTGTCCAGCAATATCAAGCTTGGCTTGAGGTGTTGTTCCAATACCGAAATTTCCTGCGCTATCTAGGCGAGTCTTCTCTGTACCGCCAGTGCTCCACGCCAGCGTATCCGCCGCAGGAGACCACATGCCCGTGTTCGTATCCCCGATGAAGGAATACGACGGGGTACCGACCGCGCCGAGCAAACTTTGAATCTGCCCGTCCCTGTCAATCGTCATTCTCACGCCACTACTTACGCCGTAGTGATTTGTAGAGAACGATATTTGCGAGTCGGACGAGGAAGCCCCCGCAAGCGTTTGTAGCGTTACGATTGCGCGGTTATTGTCTACCGGGTCGTCAGTGGTGTCAAGAAGAATCGTGCGGGAAACTGCTGCATTGCGCGTGACGCCTGAGAAGCCGTATGCACTCAGAGCGTTGATCCGGCCTGAAACATCCAACTTCTGCGTCGGCGTCATGCCGATGCCCACGCCCGTAGTGGTGAGTCGAACGCCCTCCGCCCCGTTCACGCTCCAAGCGAGCGTATCTGCCGCAGGGGACCACATGCCCGTATTCAGGTCCCCGTTAAAGGAGTAGCTTGGCGTTCCGACTGCGCCGAGCCACGGAGCGAATACAAAGGGGCTGGCAAGTGTAACCTGACTCGCCTGGAGCTGCATTCCAGCGACTCCGCCCACGCTCCAGGTGAGGATGTCCGCCCCTGCGGACCACATCCCCGTGTTCGTGTCTGACGAGAAGGAATACGCAGGCGCCCCTACACTGCCCAACGGCCCCAGGACTGGCACCGTAGAGGTGATACCCGTCGTCGCGAACAACACACGCTGCACGCCAGCGAGGGTGATCGCCACCTGGCTGGAGGCGGGCTGGTAGATGCCCGTCGAGCTGTCTCCGCTGTAGCCCAGGCTGGGTGCGGTGGCTGAGCCCTGGGCGAGCAGTAGCGCAGTCAGGCCGCTGACGGTAGTGCTCGCATTGATGACGTTCGTGCCGTCGCAAAACAGCACCGCGTTCTGGTTGGAGGGCACGCTGATGGTTGTGCCCACGCCGGACGTCTTGAACGTGACGGTAAACGCGCCCGTCGTCTGGTTACTGACGTAGTACACCTGCACCACGGAGGGGAGCACGATGTTCGCGTTGCTGACGAGCACTCCGGTGTAACGCTGCACTACGTTAGCAGCTTCCGTAGTCGTCAACGTAACGGTACCGCCCGTGATGTTCTTGATCAAGAGCGTGAAGTTGAACTGTGCCGAACGCCCACGGCCCACGCTGTACCAATTGCCCACCCCCGCGTGTAGCGTAGCGGACTCGGTCGGCTGCAGTACGATGCTGCCCGCGCCGTCCACCTGCTCTGCCCCGTTAGCAGCGACCGTCAATGCTCCCGTGCCCTGATTACGTACGGAGTAGAAGAAGTCCGTCACCGAGCTGGCCGCGGGCAACTGCTGAGTGCCTAGCCCACCCGTCCACACATAGGTCTTAGCGCGGTCGGCTGCGGTGATCGTATTCCCCACCGAGATGGTCGACACCGGCTCGCTAGCGTACAGCGTAGAGCCACTCGCGCCTATGCCCGGCCCGACCAGGGACGCCGCGTCAACCGCGCTCGTACCCACGCCGAACGCAATCACATTCCACGTACCCGCCGCGGTAGCATTGTTCGTCACCTGGACGTACTTGCTCTGCCCCGCGCTGAGCGTCGCGATCGACGTACCTGCGTAGTCCGCCAGCGTGAAGGTGTTTGCCCCGCGGTTCGTGATCAGCAGGTCCCAGCCCACGCTCACCTGGTTGGCCTGCGGGAGGTTCAACGTGAACCCCGCCCCGCTGGGGGACACGTCCATCGTGCGCGCGGCAACGTTAGCGTCCGTACTCGTCTGCTGCGGCCACGCCAGCGCGAGGTTAGCGGCGAGCGTGAACGCCCGGTAGGCGACTAGCGCGGTCTGTACGGTAGAGCCGCCAAAGGGGTCAGTGTAGCTCGGCATGGGTGTGCTTAGTCCGCTTCTTAGTCAGTTAAGGGCACGTCGGGCCGGGGGTGGGCTAGGGTGATGTCCTCAGAGCGGCGAGCAGGCAGCCGGTAGGGGTCGTACAGGTCGTTGTCCGCATCACACACCATCAACCCCGGCGAGTTGCGGTCTGGGTGCAGCTGCGTCAGCGAGAACTTACGAGAGCACCGGTCGCAAATGCCTATGCCCAGCGTCGTCTTGCCGCGGGTGTCCAGGTAGCGCGGCATGAGCGCGCTCTCCTCTTTACCGAGTGTACCCGCCGATTTGCGGACGCAACCTCAAGGGGCTGCCGTCCACTTCGGCTTCCTGTGCTGCCAGCAGCGCTGTTTCAGCGCGCTCCACGAGGATAGGGTAACGGTCCTGCGGAACCAGCTCCTTGGGCAATTCAAGGCACACGTAAGGCGCCAGCTGGCTGATCACTGCGTTCAGCCAGCGGTCCGGTACCTGGAGCGTGTTGCTCAAGGCCCCTACGTCTTGAATTTGGAACTGAGCCCACACCACGGCGCAACGCGTGCTGTCTTGCGGCGTTGGCCAGAACCACAACCGGGGTTGGTTGTACTGCTTGTCGTACCAGAACTGAAGCGGCTGAAGGCTCTGAAAGCCCTTGTTCGGCATCAGGGCGTAGTCGTCCCGGTTCAGCGCGGTCATCTGAATCTCGGTGGCTTGCGTGTAGAACACCACGCTGAGCGGAATTAGCATGCCCGCCACGGTTTCCCGCAGACGCCACTGCGCCGCGGTGAGGGTGAGCAAGTCGGCGTCGAACGCCACCGTAGCCGCCCCCGTCGGGTTCACGCTGCGCGTACCCGCGGTTTGCCAAGTGACCCCATCGTTGCTCGCCTCCAGCACGAACGTGTACGTACCCGCGGCGCTCACCGTGAACGCCACGCTGTACACCATTACAGCGCTGGCGGGCACATACGTCGCAAAGCCCGCGCCGCTGGCGGTGGCGGCGTTGTTGACCGCGGTGCGCAGGAGCACGTCCTGAAGGTCCGTTGTACCTACATCCAGGCTGAGGGTCTTTTGTCCCGAGAGCAAGGGATAGACTGTCTTCTGCAAGCAAAACAGCTGCAACCCCTTGTTCAAAAACTCCGTCAGAATCATGAACAAGTTCTGACGCGCGCTGAGCAGCACCTCGGCCGGAATAGCACTGGTGAGCACCCCGCAGCGGCGCGCTGCGTGCTCGATGACCGACACGGCGTCGATCGTGGTCCGGCCGATGGTGCCGCTCGTCGTCATGCTAGATGCCGCCCCGTACCGCGGCCTGCAGCGTGGAGGTGGTGGCGCCCACCGTCTGGTTGAGGCGCACCGCCTTCACCGCAAAGGGCAACTGGCCCGCGATGTTCGCGGTGACGCCCGTGAAGGGCGCCCCCAGCGCGTAGGCGGTGGGCGTGACCGCGGGGTTGAACACGTCGTCCGGCGTAACCTCCACCGCCACGGTCGCGCCCGCGCCGGGCTTCACGTACAGCCCGTCCCCGAACGCGTCCGTGTACTGATCCAACGGGAGCCAGGCGGACACCGCAATGCCCGTCACCGAGACACTTGCGACTCTCACGGCTTACCCCGCGTACTGCGTCACACCGAACGCGCCGGCCCGGGTGGCGTTGGGGCCGCTCGCGATGCCCGGCAGCCCGATGCTCACAATCAGGCGCTTTGAACCGTCCGCGGCCGAGCTGGGGACGAGCGTACCGCGCACGTCGCCGGTGGTCGCCGTCGCCGGGCTGGTCGTGTCCGCCACCACCACAGTGGCCGCGTCCCGGGCGAGCGTGTTGTTCCAGCTTGGGTCCAAGTAGCCGCGGTCGGTGACACGGTACGGCAGGCCGAAGATGTTCGTCGTCCCCGCGCTGCCGTTGCCCGTGAGAGCGGCGCTGATCGTGATGCTGTCGACGCGCTTGAACGCCTTCTTGCCGTTGACCGTCGCGGCGCCGTTGAACGTGATGCTCTCGGTCATGGGCTGGTTGTACTGGTCCACGCCCCGCACCGTGGCGGTCTGGGTCGTGTCGCCCGCGTTGGTCGAGGTGACGCTGACCGCACGAGGGACGTCGAGCACGTAGCCAAACGCGCCGCTCGGCAGCGTCACGCGCGTCACGCCCGTACCCGCCGTGAGCGTCAGCGTACCCGCGGCGGCGACCGCCTGCGCCGTGGCGAGGTTGTTCGCGACCAGGGCCAACGGGACGATGTCCCACAGGTAGTCCCGCGCCATCGGGCCGACGCCCTGGCTCATGGGGGCCGGGTTGCCGTCCGAACCGAACCCGGGGTTGGGACCCAGCGCGGGTCCGAGGTAGAGATCGTCACTGAACTGAGGCATGAAACACTCCTTGAAGAGTCATCTCAATCACGTTTAAAAGAGCGCCCCAGGTACCGTGTTAAAGTCCCTGGGGCGCCGGAGTTCGAAGGGGCCGCTGCTCGCTCGGTTGTGGCACCCCTCGAGAGGGAGAGCCTTACGCGCCCTGGGTGCCGAACGTGCAGCGCGGGTCCGTCCAGCCGGACTCACCGCGGAACGTGGCCTTGTAGCGCGCCGAGTCAGTCTCGAAGTCGCCTTCCATGCTCCGGGTGATGCGCCGACGCCACAGCCACTTCAGGCCTTCCGGCGCGTCAGTGGTGACCCACCACGCGATCGGGGAGGTGAGCCGGGTCAGCACCGCAGCCTTCTCCTCCAGGATGCCCATCGACTTCACCGGGTTGATGTCGTTGTTGTTCGTGCCCGCGCGGAGCACAGACTTCAGGAGCACCTCGGCCTGGAAGACGTTGGACGGCGCCACGGTGAGCTTGCCCGGGGTGAGCCGGATGCGCTTACCGTTGTTGTCGACCGCCTGGCGCACCTGAATCAGCATCTGCTCCAGGCTGGTCTGGCTGAGGGCAGCCGGCGTCGCGAGGATGTTGCTGAACGTCGCACCCACGATGGGGTGAGATGCGTTGGTCAGGCTGACGCCGTCGCCGCCCGGGTAGCTCGCGTTGAAAGCCCGGTTGAGCTCATTAGCGCACTTCGTCTCCAGGGTCTCGATCAGCGACTGCGCCAGGTGCCGCGCGTAAGTCGTGCCGATGCGGATGTGGTCCCCGTCCTCGACCAGCACCTGCGTCAGCGCGTAGGCCAAGCCGTACACCTTGTAGAGGTAGCGCTTGGTGAATAGCACGCCGCCCTGCTGGTAGGTGACGGGCATGCCGTCCGGCAGCTCCGGCGCCGCCCCGAAGCCGTACAGCACGGGTTCCTCGTGGTAGGCGCGTTCGATGCCGTCCGACGTCTTGAAGATCTGCTTGTACTCGTCCTTGCGGAGTTCGTACACACCGTCGAACGCTTTGTTCAGGATCGGCTCGACAATCTGCTTGAAGTCGGTGCTGCGCATCGGCGCCGCCGCGAGCACCATGCCGGTGCTGTGCATGTAGCCCAGCAGTGCGGCGCCCAACCGCGCCCACAAGGACACGGCGAATTGCTTCAGAAAGCTCATTTCAGTGTGCTCCTGTGAGGTTAGTTAGATCGCGACCTTGTTGCTGATGTACTGGCTGCGAGCCAGCTGCACCTGCACAATGGTGAAGGCGTCGCCGGGGGCGTTGTCCAGCTGTTGGCCGAAGCCCACAATCCGGAACTGCGCCTGCACGCCTGCCCCCGCCAGCGTGGAGTTGAGCGTGCAAGTGCTCAGGCCCAGCTGGTTGTTGCCCACGTTGCTCACGTCGGCCTGGTCCCCGATGCCCGCTTGAGCCACCGAGCCATCGGCCTGAACCTCGTAGACCTCATTGGGGTCGTCGTACACCCAGGCGGTCGCCACCAGGGAACTCTGCGTGGTCTGACCCGCGGGCCAGAACGTCTGCAGGTTGGGCTTGCCCGAGGCGTCCGTGAACTCGAATCCGGCCAGGATGCCCAGCAGGTCCGCTGCGGCGGTGCCCACTGTGACGGTGCCGTTGGTGTTCAGGATGCAAGGCTGGCCCTTGTACATCGCGGTGCCGTAGCCGGAGGCCACGGCGTATTTCTTGGCTCGCTCCAGCCCGATGGGGTTGTAGGCGGGGCGGAAGCCGAACGGTGCGCTGACGGCAGACATCGTTCTTTACTCCTTCAAAGGTGAAAGGTTGTACACGTTCGGCGTTCCGCTCGTCATGCCATGAAATCCGGCACGGCGCGCTTCACCGCCAAGTCCTCGAACCCTTCCACTGAGGTCTCAAAGGCGTTGCCCTTGCTGCTCACGGCCTGCTGCTTGAGGGTCGACAAGCGTTCCTTGATCGCTTCCTCTTCGCGGTGCGGCTGGTTGTGGTGGTACTCGCGCATGATCGCCTGGTAGACTTTCTCGGGCACCTTGAACAGCACCATCTCGTTGCAGGAGACCGCGCCGTCGAATTGCCCGCCGTTCATGCGGTCCGCAGTGAACCCTTTCACCTCGTCGGGACCGACCGGGCGGTAGCCAATGCGCATGCGCTTGGCGATCGAGTCGGTGTTCGACGTGGTGCTCAGCCAGCACAGGTGCCAACCGGGGATGGCCGGAGGGCTGGGTAGGGCTTCCTGAGTGAATTCGCTGCGGATCATCTGCTCCAGCTCGTCTTCCGTGTACATGCTGAGCCCGTCCTGCTGCGTGCGTGCGTGATCCTCAACGGAGCGCGGTGCACGGCTGGGCTCGACGGCGTCACGCTTGTCGGAGCTGCGTACCAATCGTGAGTCTGACGCTTTACGAGTAGCCATTTGAAAGTGAACCTCGTGTGGTGTGGGGTTTGTGCTGGAACCTAAGTGCGGTCTAGAACCTAGAACTCAGTTACGCCGTTGTGTGCGCGCAGCCTGCGCGTCGGATTCACGGTAGCGTCTGATCTGATCTGCTCGCTCTTTGGGGTCGTTCCAAAACCCTGCGTCCTTCATGGCCTGCACGCGCTCACGTGAGAGGGTGAATCCGCCTGCGCCCGCGGCGCCGTTACTGGCACCTGTTGAGTCGCGGCTGACCCCAGCAACGGTACTGCGTTGGGCCTGCTTACCGGACGGAATACTACGCCCATTCCGCCCCGCACCCCGCGCCGCCCGGTGAGGAAGCACCTTGGCGATGCGGCGGTCAAGTTCGTCCCAATAGGCTTTAGTGGTGGGGTTGAACCCCTCCGCCATCACCGCGTCATCCAGCGCGCGCACCACGCGGCTGTCGTTGTCGGCCTGGGTCACACCGGTGGGGTTGGGGTTGTACCAGTCGTTCCGGCTGGACCACGTCTGCACCTGCCGTACCATTTCCGGGTCAGGCCCCGCTACGGCACCCGGGCTCTGGCGGGTCTGGGACTGAGACACGTAGTTCTGCCGAACGCGCTTCAGGTTGTTCGCGTGTTCCTCGGCGCGGACCATCTGACGCATCGCCTCGGCGGCGTTAGCGTGGTCATTCGCCCCGGCGAGCTGCGCGTACTGGGCCTTGTAGGCTTCCGCCGCGTGGCCGGAGCGCGCAATGGCTTCGTCAATCTGAGCCAGCTCGGTGCCGACCAGCTTGTTGTCGACCGAGCCCAGCCGGGAGTTGAGCTGCTGCACCTGGTTGCGCAGACTGGCCAGTTCGGCCTGAGCGGCGCGCTCCCGGTTGCGGCGCTCCGCGCGACGCTCCCGGCGCTCCTCAGAGCGTCGCTTACGAATCTCGGCCCGCTCCTTGTCGTTACGTGCGGAGGCCAATTCCTCCGCCTCGCTAGGCCCATCGTGGTCCTCATCGTCGGCGTGCGCTACGGGGGCGGTGTCCGTTTCACTGCCGTCGCCTTCCGCGTCGTCCTCAGCGTTGCCGCCCGCGACGTCGGACGCTCCGCCTGCCGTGTCGGGGTCCTCATCCGGCGTGAAGTCTAGGTTGCCGACGGTGACGGTGCCGTCTGCGTTCTCGATGACCTCGATCTCCGGCTTGTCACCGGTGTTCACCTTGTCTTTGTCGCTCATGGTCACATCCTCTTACAGAATGTAGGTCTTAATGGCGAGGGGGTCGCCCTCAACCACGCTGATCAGCTCGTGGTCGTTGAAGCACACGAACGTGACGGGTTCTTCCTTGTGCCCGTGAGTGGCGCCCTGCACCGGCACCTCAATGCGGTCGCCACCCCAGCGGGGTACGCGCACGTAGTCACCCACGCGGACCCACTTGCCCTCCGGCCACGGCAACCCCGTCTCGCGGTTACAGTACGCAATCGGCCCCATGTCGACAATGCGCGCAATCTGCATGTTCCACTTGACGGTCTCCTTGGTCTCCTCGACCAACACGAGCCCTGACTTGGTAACGTTGGGTTGACGGCGCACCTGCACCATCACGCGGTTACCCAGCGGGCGGGCAGGGCACACTACGTCGGGGAACGCCTGGTCTAGCGTTTGCGGGAGTTCTACGGTGAAATGCTCAGAGGCCATTACGGCGCCCTTTCTTCTGTGGTTGGAGGGAGGAGAGAAAGCTTTACTGCGCCGCGTTCGCGAAAGCGACTGCCTGCTTAGCCTGCTCGATGAGCGCAGCCTTGCGGGCGGTGGAGGCGTCGCCCATCGGAGCGTCGGACATCTCGACGGTGGTACCGAACTCCTGCACCTCCTCGTAAGTGCTGAGGCCGAAGCGTCGCATCGCGAACGCGTCGAGCGTGTCCGCGTCACACGTCTCTACCTCCGTGCCCTTGCCGCTGGGCCAGGTGATCTTGAAAGTCTTGCTCATGTCTTGTCTAGCTCCTCTTCAGTGATCTGGCTGACCCGTGACACCTCATCCCGGATGTGAATGAGCGTCTGCCACTGGCCCAGCCGCTGTTGAAACAGCTCCCACGTGGTGGGGGGCGCCTCGAAGATCTCACGCTGCATGCGCTCCACCTCTTTTTGCAGGAAGCGCATCAGAGGCGGAACTGCGTTCACCAGCTACCCTTGCCCTTACTGCTCTTGGGCACACCGCCACCGGCGCACATACCCGGGATGCCGTTGTTGCGGCGAGCGGAGGTGAGCGGGGAGCCGCTCTTACCCGCGGGGGTGGGAACCATCTGCGCCGGGACTCCGACCGGAGTCACGTTGGGGGCGCGTACCGCACCGCCGCGGGCAAAGCCCACGCGGTCGCCTTGAGCCATGCGCTTGTGCTGAGGAATCTTGCTGTCCATGAAGACACTCCTAGGTTGCTGAGGTGGGGGCGCCTTCCGGCTCCGGCGGAGCCTTGGGCACGGAGGGAAGTGTAACCGGATTCGGCAGCCCAGGCTGCTGAACCATGTCCTGCATCTGCCCGAGCAACGTGTCGTCCACGCTCTCGCCAAGATTGGCGCGGTGCTTCACCAGCTCCTGGAAGAGCGTGTACATCTGCGCCGTCTTCGCGTTCGCGTCGTTCTGGGCCTGCAAGACGTTCTCCTGCCCCTGGCGCATCGCCTCGAGTAGCAGGTTGATCTGCGCCGTCAACTCCGCCCGCAGGTTGTTGTTGCTCTCGCGCTGCCAGCCCAGCGCCAGCTGAAGGTTCCGCTCCTCCTGCTCGGACTGCGCCGCCAGGTCCGCGTTGTGCGCCGCGACCTTCATCTCCTGCGTAGTGCGCGCGTTCTCCGCCGCGACCTTACCCGCCTCGAGCTGTCGGTCCTGCGCCGCGTTCTGAGCGTCGGCCTGAGCCTTGAGCTGAGCGCTCTGAGCCTCCGACTGCGCCCGGATTTGTGCGACCTGGAGCGCGGCCTGCGTGGGGTCCGCGGGGGGCTTGGGCGCCAGCTGCTGCGCGAGCTTCTGCGCCTGCTCGAGCATCGGCATGAGCGGCGCGAGCTGCTGAGCGAGCTGCTGGTCCGCCGCAGCGGAACCAATGCGGTCCGCGTCCGCGGGGGCGCCGGACTGCCGCAGTACGCTGGCGCTCGCACGCGCCGCGCGGGCGTGCTCACGGTACAGCATCAGCAGGTGCTCCTTCACGTGCGCAAGGAGCTTCGGCAACGCGGGCATCCCCATCATGGGGTTGGCGCAGAAGATGGGGGAGCTGATGAACTGGACGTGGTCCTGCAGATGCTGGAAGTGGTCCTGCGTGCGGTACGCCTTCAGCTGGCTGTCAGGCTCGGAGGCGATGTAGTTCTCCATGATTGCGTCCATCTTCTGCGCTGGCTTGGGCGCAGTGAGGACCTCGTCATAGAACGGGTAGTTCATCAGCTTCAACGCGCGCTCGACCAGCTTGTCGATCTTGAACGCGGGCGGGAACTTCTCCGCCATGGCCATCGCGGCCTGGTTCTGCGCGTAGCGCTGGGCGTCACTGAAGATGTTGGGGTCGCTGACGGGGGCGACGTCCATTGGCCCCTGAAAGTCCTCCTTGTACGCGACCAGGCCCCCCAGGTCCTCAATGGTTTCCTCGTCCTCCATGTACTGCCCGTTAAGCCGGTGCAGCACCTTCAGCAGGCGCCGTTGGCTCTCGTGTAGGCCAGCGTGGACGGAGCTGAAGGTGATGGAGCCCTGCTCAATGAGCGCCAACGCGGTGCCTACGGGCATGTCGGAGCCGGCGTCTCTGATGGCTTCTGACGCGGTGCTAACCACCCCCTTGGCCTGGTTGGTGAGCCAGTCCAAGAGCTGAAACAACACCGGCGCCGGCCCGTTGTACGGGTATGGCATCACCAGTTTGCGGATGTCATCCACGTTGGGCGGTGCGTTCAGCGGTACGAACTCCGTGGGGTTGCCCTGAACGTTCTTACCCGCGACTCTACCGGTGCTGAGCGTGATACCGCCCGGGTGGCTCTGTAGGAAGCCCCCATCCAGGATAGCCCGCAGCGCCCCGGTGAGCGCACCGCTGAGCCCGCCGATGATATGCGCGAGGCCAATCTTGTACGCGCCACGCCACGGAATGAAGCCGAACTCGATGATCCAGTCCAGCTCCTCCGGGCAGGGCTTGTCGTCCTCCGGCGCCCAGTTGCGGTAGAGCCCGATCACCTGCCGCGTGTCCTTGTCCAGGCACAGCACGTAGGGTCGGCGCTCGCCGTCGGCTTCCGGGTCGTCTTCCAGCTCGAGGTGACAGTAGCTCTCGTATGTGACGCGCAGCCCGTCCTCGTTCATCGCGGGGGCGGACTTACCCTCCACCTTAGCCGCGGCGGACTCCGCATCCGTCATGTCCGGCGTCATGCTCGTGTCCGAGAGGTTATCCCCCGCGCGCTGCGTGTACAGCCCCGCCTTCACCCGGCTCAGGAACGTGGCGCGGGTGACTTTCTCACGGTGAGTTTTGCGCTCCGCGCAGTAAAAGTCCGCCGCAGCGTAGGGGAGAAGGATCTCGTCGATGGGGATAAACCCTACCTTGCTGCGCTTGGAGCCGTCATCACGCCAAGCCTTGATGAACTGGCTGCCGCCGAGCGGGACCTGCGTGAGCGTCTGGTGAAGCTCAGCGCGGTATTCCTTGATCTGGCTCGTGCACTGCCAGTTCATGTACTGCTTCTTGCGCTCGGCTTTGTCGAGCTTGTCCTCCGTTACCTCGCCAATGATCGCGGTCTTCACCGGCCCCTGGGCGGGGAACAGTTCCTTCATCGAGCGCGCGGCGAACTCGATGCAGCCTTCCATCAGGACTGGGTGCACCGCCCGTGAGGCGCCCTCAAAGTCCGCACCGCCCGGCGCCTCGTTGCCCAAGCCGGTACGCTTAATGCCGTCGGCGTACTGCTTGTCGCGCTCCTTGCGGTCTTCCTCGTCCTGCTCCAGTAGGTCAAGGTACTTGCTGGCCAGAGAATCGAGTTGCTCCTGCGGGATCAACGACTCTGCCAGGTTCTCGTAAAAGTCCTCCGTGTCTGCGCGCTCCGCTTTTTCCTCCTGAAACTTGACCGTGACGCTACCGTCGTCGTTTTCGGTCATGTCCAAGGGGTCCGCGCTGAGCGGGCCGGCGTCGTCCGCGGTGGGCGTGGGGTTGTCCTCGTCCGAGCCATCGAACGTGGTGCCGGGGATGACGCGGTCACGTTCGTCGTCTGTGTAGTTGTCAGCCATGGTATGTTTACAGACGCGCTAGGAGCGCAGCCTTCCTGTTGTGATGCTGGACGGAGCCGCCCGCGGCGTAGTTCAAGCCCTTTGCGGCGCGCATGTCCTCAAGGGCTTTTGTCAAGGCGTCCTGCGTCAGGTAGCGTGGCGCCTGGGACCCTAGGTGCGCCGCTAGCTCAGAAGCCGGGTCGATGGGCACGAGCCCCGTGTTACGCAAGTCTCCCACGTGCCCCCAGTTTCCTGACTGCACAAAATCCTGCACGAAGGGGAGGTACTTGTCCACTGGCGCGGCGTTCTGCTTGCCTTTGATTTGTTGAATTTCCTTGGGCGCTTCCTGGCCCCAGTTGTTCATAAGCCATTGATCCCAAGACAATGCCCCGTTGGTCTTGTTATACGCATTGCGCAGAGCGGTAGAGCTGTACCCTTGGTCCGTCAGCCCTTTCAAGACCGTGCTTGCTCGCGGAGGGCTAACCTCCACCGTCACATGGGGGTTGTTGTTCTTGTCCCGCAGGGAGTAGATCTCCGTGCCGCGGCTGGCG